TGACTTACTTGCACCTACTAAGCAAAAGAAATCGCCATAAGATGCAATCGGTGTAGGGTATCTGTTTCCCTTATATTCGTGTTTACCGATACTAAGCGCAATAGGCTGCTGTTTTATAACCTCGTCAATGTTTACAAATGTGCTTGCGTTTATTGCTGAATAGTCATTGTAGATTATTGGGTGGCTGTTAAATTTTATAGGCTGTATCATATCGACCCTATTTGTTTAACCGTTCTAAATTTCGCTAATCTACCCGCTACGATTTCCGTACCTATCCAGTTGCTGCAATAGGTGCGAAATTTATTAAACGGCTCGTTGTATTCTCCACCAGTTTGTGTTCCTAAGTGGATTATAAAGTGGTCAACTAACTCGCGCAAATTACCTTGCTTTATTTTGTGTTTACGGTAAACGCTTTCACGCCATATATCGCTTCCAGATTCGCCTATTTTATTTGAGTATAAATCCATAAGACCTTTAAAATATACCTTATTAATTACATTATCATTATCATTAACATTAACAGTTGGATTTGTTGAGGTTTGTTGAACACTTTCAACACTTGTTGCTTTTGTTGGATTTTGTTGTTCTTTGTTTAACGCTCTTAGTCTTGCTGATTCTTTTCCAGCATCGCTGCGCTTGCCTTTAACTTCCTCAAACTTTACCAAATCCCTTTTAAGCTGGCTTTGTATAAACTTCCACGCTGATAATACAACCCTATTTTCTAATATTGGATTCATATCATTAACATACTCTAAAAGATGATTAAAGAGTATTCCTTTCTCTTCATTAGTTAAGTGATCGATGTTGTTTATTAGATCAGCGTAAAGAACGAATGATTTTTTATCTTGTGCCATTATGATTGATGTATGTTTCCGATTACTTCAAAATATATGCAATGATGAATAGGATTTGTATAAGGTGCTTCAACTTTTTCTAAAGAAATAAAACAAAACTCTCCTTCTTCAAAAATAATTTCGTATTGTTGAGGATTCCAGCTTTTAGAACTAATTATATCCCCTTCATAAATATCCACACCGTTTTTGTCTTGAAGTCCTGTGAATTGTTCAAAGATTGTGTTTTCGTTATCTTTATAATAGAAGTTGTTTGTAACATCTAAAACTGGATAAACCCAATTATTTATTAATATTGACCATACTCTAAATTTTATCTCTCTCATAATTAAATCTTTTAAACGTAAATACCCTTTAACTTCGGAGGGGCATCTCGTCAGTCAAAGGGTATTTTATAATTTCTTAAAGTTCATGCCCGAACCGTTTACAAATGTAATACTATTTATTAGATATACAATACTTTTTAGTTGTTAGTTTAGATATTAGTAATACTAATGTATGCCTTTTTTCTTTTTTTTAGTTATTGTTTAAATCAATAGCCCTTCGTATAATTCAATCGCTCTTTTAATACTTTCGATTGCTTCGTTATAATCTTTGTTAACGTCTTTAAAACCTTGCTGACCGCCTTTAAGTAGTTTCTTTATAGCGTGCTGGGTTGCTGGGTTAACAACGTTAAAAGCCTTTAAAACATCGTATACGTCTATCATTTGACCGTTGCAGTCTACGTGGTACTTGCTTTGTGGTTTCATAGCCCTTTAATCTCAAAGTCTATACCTAGTTTTACGCCTTTGTCAATCCATTTTTGCAACTTAATACCGTGTATCTTCTTGCGAACTGCAATTATAACCTCTGTACGTGTTTCTATTGCGTAGCGTGGAACGTCAAAACTTACATCTTTATTCATCACGTAAACAACGCCAATATTTTTAAGTTTCTTTAAGATTGGCATTAACTGGTTGTACGTGTATTTAAGCGTTAAACTCAACCTTTGAATGTCATAGCCCTCTACGCTATAAATAAGGTCGTAGACTCTTTGCGTTTGTTCCTGTGCGGTTCCGTTTTGCAGTTGCTTAACGTAACCCTGTGCTTTTATTTCTTTCATTGTATTTGTGTGTAAAAGTTAGATTGTATTTTTTGCATCCATATCATGAATGCTAGTTTGTCGTTTGGCTTCCAGTCCTCAGGAATGTAGTTTGTGGTTAGTTGCATGATAGGTTTTTTTCAATTATCTCATCCAGCCTTTTAATTTCAGTAAAATATAAGTCTATCGGGTAAATATCATCGACTGCGCGTATAGCGTTTTTAACCGTTGCCGGAGATTGGCTACCTACTTCGTGATATTGACCTAGTGAACCGATGCGGTCTAGTGTGTAGTTAGTGTATTTTTTGCAAAAATAAAAAAATATTTGTCGCGGTCTTACAAATTGTACTGCCTTTGACTTTTTAAAAAGTATGCTCGGATTTATGTTAAACTCCTCGCACACCCTATTCATAATGATTACGTGATTGTTGTACATTGTTTTGTTTTAGATTGTTAACTATGGTGCAAATATACACTATTATATTACTTGTGCAACTATTTTGCAAAAAAAACCACTTAAATAAATAAGTGGTTTAAATTTTATTGGTTACCGTTTCACCCGAAAGCAAACCAATAACCTTATGTAATGTAGGAACTACAAAAGTAAGCAATAATATTACATATGCAAGTAATAATACATCTTTATTACTAAATGTTAGAATATGTGTGTAAGCTTTGCTACTTGACCTTGTGTTTCATGGTGTAGAAAACCTACCACCGCTTTAGGTGCGTGCTGGTAGCCGTTGCGATGATGCCAGCCGTCCGTGCCGCTGGGGCTTCTTAGCGTTTCTATGCATACACTAAACACATCTTTTGCGCTGGTGTGGTGTATATGGTGTCCGTAAACATAACGGTGCTTACATGCGTGCCAAAACTCGCTCGCCTCTTCTGCCATTAAGCCGTGCAGCTTATCAACTTTCGCGCTATCCATGTGCGTAGTACCTATAAGGTTGTTTCCGTAAACGGTGTATTTTCTATGCCGCATGTCATTATCAAATGTAACCTGTTTGCAGTTGTGAAACCAACTTGAAACACTATCTAGTAACATAAAACCGTGAGTAAAGTCGTGGTTACTTGGATTGTAAACAACCTCAACATCTGCAATAGTTAGCAGCGTTTCTATAATTTCGACTAGCAATTTCTTAGCCATTATAAAGTTGTCATACCACATTCCGTCGGTGTCTTGATGCGTGCCGCTTGTAGTGGTAGCGCGTGCGTTGTCTACGTGCAAAATATCATTACCAGTAATAAATAAAACCTTGTTTATATGGTAGCCGCTAGCCTTTTGTATAATGCCTTTTAAGCCCTCTCTAACGCGTTGTACGGCAATTTGTGAGTTATATGTCTCCCCTGTTTCAAAGCTGCTGCAAATCTTACCTATATGTATGTCGGCAGCGTCAAATACTAAGCAATGATTTTCTGTTGATTTTTCACGCTTAAACTTTGGATAAACAAAAGCGTATTTTTTAGCCTCTTTTATAAATGATTCATGCAGCTCTTTTACGTGCTGCATTTCTTCTTTTATTTCTGGCTTAATGAATAGCGGGTTTGTTACCCTTACGCTTTCCTGTTTTGTTTTGAGCCAAAGCATTGGTGCGGTTGTTGGGTCAGCACCTACATTTGCACACGCTTCTACAACGCCCTTGTTTTTAATCTCTAAATATAGTCTTTCTTTTCGGCTGTTTAGGTAGTACCTTGGGTTTCCGTTGCCTGTATAAGTTTTTAACGCAAGCCCTAAAGCAAGCGCAAAATCGTTTGTTAATCTTACTTTCATGGTGTTTTGTTTTGTTTCTGTAAAAGTAAACTAAAAAACTTTAGCGGAAAAAAGATAATATTTTCCAGCCTTTTAAGTGATTGTGTACAATAAAAACCAAAGCGGCTACCAAAATAAGGATCCACCAGGGGAAGCCTTTTTTAATTTCTACGTCTTTACTTTTGGCTTTTACCTCAACGCTTGCCGTTGTTACCGTTTTATCTGCGATTTGCTGCGTTATCTCTTGCTTTGTGTCTATTTGTGTGTCTGCTATCTTTGCAGCCGTTTTAACGTGCTTAAAATTAGTAAACGTTGTTTTATTCCCTTGCTTTGTGATTGTTGCGGGTTGGCTAACGTCCGCGACCTCTCCTGTAAAGTCGTCGTTTGTTTGCTTATCTACTTGCAGAACCTTTACAACCTCTTTTGTTTTGGTTTCAATATCTCTTGCAACCTCTATTTTTGTTTCGGTTTCTAGTTTGTCAACGGATTTTTTTTTAGAGCCGCATGATATTAAAAGTGCTGCGAATATTATTAGTGTTATTTTTTTTACCATCTTGCCTTTTTTAGTCGTACATCATAGTGTACAAAAGTAGGATATAATCCTAAACCACCCTGTAACATTGCTTTGTCCATTATTAATATTTCAATCGCTTCGTGTACCTTTTTGCTGCTCAATCCCTCCACGCTTATGTCGGCTGCCATTCCTAGAACGTGCTGGCTGTTTTTAACGCCACCTATTGAACGGTTATGCTTTGGGCTGCGATAGCCGCTGTTTATGGTTATAGGCTTGTTTAAATAGTCGCGTAGTTCTTGCAGTTGCTCGGATAGTATTTTGATATTGTGCAAAACTTTTGAAGGCATTAACGCGCCGTCTTTGCTGTCAAATTCTGATTTGCTAAAGTTTCTCGTTAGTTTCATAACTTTTTACACCTTGCTATTTCTTTATTTTGCTTTGCGATGATTGCTTTTGATTCTTTTATAACCGTTTCCAACTGACCGATTATACCTTTTAATTCAGTATTAATTGCTAGTAAGTTTGTCACATTTTCCTGCATATCTTCTAAAAGTTGTTTTTCTACTTCACGGACTGTTTTTAAGTTTTGCAGTTCTACACCAACGGCATTGGCTTCAGCTTCTTTGTTTGTTGATGCTTGTATTTTACGGCCTGTGAACCACGCAGCAACTGCGCTAAGTGCTAAGAAAATATTATCCCAGTGGTTCTTAATCAAATCAATCATTTTTAAAATATTATTGGTTACATTTCTACTGCATCGACTTGCGGTGCTTCTTTTTCTGTTGCTGCTTCTTTTAAATCTGCTATTTCTTTGGCTGCTTGCGTTGCGCTGGCTTCAAGTTCTGCTATTTCTTTGTCCTTAGTTTCTACTTCCGACTTTAAACCTGCATTTTGACTTTGCAATGTTTCTATTAAAAGCAAAGCATCTATTAATACTTGCTCTAACACATCGCTTAAAGGGAAGCCCTCTTGCAGTCCTAGCGCCACGCTCTGCACGTTGTTTTGCTTTTGCGTCAGTACTTCGCCGTCTTTTAAAACGGTGTCTAAAAAGCCTACGTGAGCGCCCGAAATGGTGCTGTCTTGATTCCAACGGACCAAAAATTCGTATGGTGTTCTACTTTCTGTAAATTTTGACATAATTTTTATTTTATTTATTAACTTGATGTTACTGTTTCGTAAGCGGTTGCACCACCTATTCTCATTTTATCTAATGTAGTGTTAAAAAACTGCGCGCCTTTTACGTAGGCTGGTTCTGTTGCTGTTGTAAATTGTGCAAATGATATCGCACCCCTCAATATAGTGTTTGTAATTGCAGTGTTACCTAGAGTTACCGTGTTTGAACCTGCGCCCACGGCATTGTGACCTATTACAATTTGATTGGTTTGGCTATTACCTAACGGCTTACTTTCAACACCTAAAAACACTGAATTGTTTACTATTGTAGCGTTTGAACCGTCGCCTATAAAACGACCTGCACTTACTCCGTTTGCTGTGTTGTTAGACCCTGTGGTGTTAGAAAGTAAGGCACTTACTCCGTTTGAAGTGTTATTAGACCCTGTTGTGTTTGATTGCAAGGCACTTGTTCCATTTGCTGTGTTATTAGACCCTGTTGTGTTAAAAAGTAATGCATCTCTACCATTTGCTGTATTAAGAGAACCTGTTGTGTTGCTAAATAAAGAAGAAAATCCAAATGCTGCGTTACTAGACCCTGTTGTGTTATTAAGAAAGGTAGTATTTCCAACTGATGTGTTACTAAGAATATTACCGCCACCACGTCCAACTGTTACACCGCTTGCGCTTATGTTCGAACCTGTTGTTACATCACCGCTAAACTTTCCATTACCTACAACGTCTAGTCGCTCTGTTGGGTTAGTTTGGTTTATACCAACGTTGCCGCTTTCTGTTATTCTTACGGCTTCAACAGCATTATTAAAACCGAGTTCAATAAAAAACTTAAGACCAGTTCTGTTTGTGCTTACTTTATAAGCTGATATACCAGCCGCATGATGGTTAGCCCATCCTAGGGTCAACTTGTTTTCACCAGTAAAATCTGTGCTACCATAAGCATTATTTTTAATTAGTAAAGTTTGCCCTATTCCTGTTGAATTACCCTCAATAGTCTGACTAGCCTGCCCTGTTGATTTTATAACGTTTGACAATCCACTCCCTGAACCTATAAAGTTTGATGCTGAAACCGTGCCGCTGAACTTACCGTTGCCTACAACGTCTAGTTTTGCTGTTGGGGATGTAGTTCCTAAACCTATATTCGTACCGTTATCAAATAATTGACTATCACCAACCGCTCCACTTGCCGTGAATTTTGCTAGTCTGTTTGTTGTTCCTGAACCCGAAATTTTAGCATCTACTTCCGAACTAAACGCAACAGCCTTAAACGCGCTGCCGTCGTGTATGTTTAACCTTGCGTCCTCATCTAGCATTACCGAGCCTTTAACAGCGTTTGTAATAGTAGATAATGCAGCGGTAAAGAACTTTTGCATTCCGTTTTTAAACAGCGTGTACGCGTCTGAAGGGTTATTGAAATCTACTCCATTACCGTAATTTACAAGTCTGTCTGTAAGGTCGAATACTGTTGCGCTTTGCGGCGTATAGTCTGTTCCGTTTACACCGCCCGAATGCTCGCCAAATGAACGCGCAAATGTTTGAATACCCTGTGCGTGTGATGCTTGACCGCTTGCTATATTGTTTCTACCTTCTGCGTGTGATGCATAACCGCTTGCTGTTGTTGCGCTTCCCTCTGCGTGTGCCGATTCCTCACTTGCGATTGTTTCATCTCCCTCTGCATGTGATGCGTAAGCACTTGCAATCGTATTAATTCCTGATGCGTTTGATACGTAGCCACTTGCTGTTGTGAAACTTCCCGAGGCGTGTGATTCAATACCTGTTGCACCTCTTGTATTGCTTGCTTCTGTTGAGATACTTAAATCAACTGCATTTTCTCCAATATCGCCATAGTTTGCAGGGTCAGCGTCTTTAAGTCTAAAGCCTGTATTTCCGTTTTCTGTGACTTTTACAAGTTGACCACCCGCTTCTATTGCATCGTCTAAATCCTGCGCCGTTCCAGCATAACCACCGTTTAAAAGATAGTCGGCAACAACTGGTATTGCTGGCTTATTTTTAATAAAGTCGTCTTGCGTATCATCATTTTGTAAAAAGTCCGATTGTACGTTTAATTCTGCAAAATCTTCAATATTAGCAAGCTTGTTTTTTTCAGTTGTTGTATAGTCGTTTGCGCTTAACCCCTTACCTACTTCTTTATCTACTTTTTCAGTAAATAAGTCGGTAAAATTAGACTGAACCTTGATAAACGCGGATCTTAGTTTGTCGCCTAGTCCGTCATTCGGCTGTGATACGTTAAAATTTTCCTGTGCCATAAGTTAATACCATTGAATTACGTTAGTTTCTCTTTTTACTTCTTCTATTTTGTACTCTGGAACTGGGTTTAATTGCAGAAAGTCCTTGAATTGTATGAAAACATTGTTTCCTAATTGATTGTAAAGAGCTGAAAGCCTGTTTATTTCGCTTAAATCCGTTCTTTGCTCTGGTTTTATGATGCCATTTTGGCTTATCTGGCTGCTGTTTATTGCTATATAATGCGAACAACTAAAATACGCAAGCATAAATATTATAAATTTATCATAAAATTGTAGGTAAAGACCGCTTAAAGTGTCGTTTTCTATATCTGTATTTATTTTATTGTACAAATCAACGCCTAAAATTGGCAATATATCGTTTGTTTGCGCTATTACTATAAACGGCTTTAGCGCGTCCGTGTCAATATTACCTGCAAAGCTTGTTAATGCAGGTATGTCATTTTCTGTTAACCAAATTTTCATATCGTTGTGTCTATTTTTGGCTGTCCTAAAAGGCGAACTGCCGTTGGTTTATCATATCCAAAGATTAAATCTAGCATTGCAATAGCACTTTCGTACGTTGTCGTTCCCGAGCTGTAAGAATTTTGTATTTCTAGCAACGCTTGCACTCCACCGACTGAACCCTTAAGGCTAGCTTGCGCGTCTAAAGTCTTTTCATCCAGTGAAACGGTATCGCCGTTAACTAATGCATTATCAACGCTTACCACATTTGCTATATTATCATTATTATCTAGTTCCGTTTCTTCTTGAAAGTCTTTGAACCACGGCTTAATCTGTGCATCTATTAAATCGGTAATTTGCTTAATTCCGTCTACCCAATTTTGTCGGCGTGGATTAATTTTTTTACGATAAAATATCTTTAAAGCCATCGAATATTCGTCTGCATTATTTGAAAAACCACCCCCTTGATTGTTACCGCTAAAAAGTATATTCGGCATTCCATGACCCACTTTAATTTTTCGCTCGGCTTCTTCTGTAAAGAATGTAATATTTTCGCTTAGATTGCTAGGTGGTAACTTGTCAAAAGTTACTGATTCCTCAATACTGTCGTTAAACGATACGACCACTTTTGCGGTATTGTCAGTTCCTGTTACGCGGTCTCTTACCTTTTCAGCTTCGCTTCTTGCGAGTTCTGGTGTGGCCTGCCTGCCTTGATTGTAGTTAACTATTATAATATCGTGCGCGCTGTTTTTAATATAATTGTCCGCGTAGTTTCCTACGCCACCTTCAAACTTTGCAAAAGGTATGCAGCTGAAGTAATCTGGCACGGCAAAAAACGGCTCGGCGGTTGGTTGTCGAACTAGTAGTATTTCTAAATTTTGACCTTCCGTATATTGACCCGTAAATCTAGGGTATAATTCTGGTCGGTATCTTTGCTTATTATCCCAGTCGTAACTGAACCAATAGCCCTCTACTTCCAAAGATAATTGATTGTACTTTATACCTAATTTATAAATAGGAATGTACTTTATTTTTAAAGGTGTTTTTGTTTGCTCATTCCAAATAACCTGCACAGAAAACCCACCGTAAATACCATCGTCTTTACAAGTCAATAACACGTCCTCTGGTGACATATATTGCTTTAGGTTTACATTTCCTACACCCTCGTCAATTAAGCCTTCTCCGTACATGTACGTGCGTATGTCGTTAATTATAGAACTGTTTGTTGGGCTATCTTCGTACGCATCTTTATAAGTAATATAATTTGCGTTGTTTGTATTGTTTTTGCTGTTTAAAATGTAGTCTATTCCTACCCTTGGCTTTATGTCAATAGGCTGGTAAACGCTAAATTTTTCAACTTTATTTTCAAACGTAAAAGTTTGCAGTCCTTTATTTGTACGTGAATCTTTCATTTTGTTCGGCATAGTTAAAATTTTGTACGCTTGTACCCTCTTTTAAAATCTGTATTTTTCCTAAATATAAAATATCTTCACCCCTTTTTAATTCAAACTCAAATTTATCTAAAATTTTAAATTGATTGGGTTGCGTTGTTATTGTAATTTCTAATTTTTGACCCACTGTAAAAGTAAAGTCAGGGTTCAAAATTGTGCTGCCTGTTTCCTTGCGTAAATTTAAAACTAAATTATCGTTTTCGGTTGGGTAAATTCTAGGAATTAATGAAAAAATTAACGGCGTGTTTAAAAAAAGTACTTTCATTTTTTTTGGTATAAAAAAAGCCGTACGGATGCACGGCTTTTTGTTTAGTATTTCAGAATTATACCACCGCCTTAATTGCTGCTGCATATTCTGTTAACGCTGACGAGGTCAACAAGTACTCCCTTGAAAAGTCAGGTTCCATTGTTTGAAAAGTAACGGTAAAACCGTTTAAATCTCCGATAGTTCCTCCTGTTTGGTCATCAATAGTTATTGCCATAGCGCCGTTCTGTGAGCCTGCTGCCGTAACCGTTCCGTCCTTCCGCTCTATAAATAAAACCACTTCACCGTTTAGCAACTGCTTAACATCTGAAACCGTTTTAACTAGATCGCCCTTTGGCACGTTTAAGATAATTGGCAAATTACCAGTAACTCCTTTGCTTCTGTTATCCCCACCGCTTACACCGTTTTCTACGTAGTTTGCAGTTGTAGATTTTACAGCAAATCTCGCTAAAGTTGTTGAACCGAAAGCCGTTGCTATTTCAGTAACTCCTGTTACCGTTGCTTCTAGTCTGTTTGCAGAATCATATACTCCTACCGATACGGCTAGTATTCCTGCTTCGCCTGATATACAAGCTAATTTTCTGCTTCCGCCTAATGTAACACACATATATTTTTAGTTTAAAAAAGGGCGTATTTTCAACGCCCTATTATTTATTTATCCACCATAAAGAACACCGTCAGCTTGTGACATTACTGTCGCGTCTAGTGTGTATATTGTTCTCACAAACATCACATCGCTGTCGTTGTCTACTTTTCCAGTTTCAAAAGAAGCCACGTCAGCGGTGGAATCAGTTGAAAAGAAAATAACGCTTGGTCTGTTTACGTACACAAAGCCAACTGGTATCGGTACGAACTCAATCACAACGCCGTTGTAAGATATTACCTCACCTGCGCCTGCGCCTGTAACTAAAAAGTTAACTTGCTGTGATGCACCTACTGCATTGTTAGCAATCAAAATTAGTTGTCTGTGTGCATATGGTGCGTACATTACTGGCAATTCCGCGGCTTCAAAGCTTTCTGGCTTAACTGCCGCAAAGATTTTAGCATATTCAGCGGCTATGTTTGCAGCGGTAATAGTTGTTCCTGTTACTTTGCGATATTCACCTAAAGCTGTTTCATCAAATAGCACTCTAGAAAGCACACCGTCTACACCTGCTGCATCAGCATCGTAAGATGCAACAGCGGACTTAGCGGCTGCGGTTATAGAACCTTGACCTGCACCTGCGGTTAATGCTGCAACTGCTGTCTTTGTAGCTGCTGAAAAGCCCGCCCAAAATTTAAGTTGTGCGTCCTGTGATGTCTTAGGTGCTGTAAGTTGTAGTACTTGCGTATTGAACTCTGAACTATCAATGTTCAACGCGCCTTGTGCCATATCTCGGTTAAAACGTGATTGTCTTAAAGCTTCCATTTTAAAAGTGTACTTGTATTCAATCTTTTTCGGATTGGCTACACGGTCTTTTAAAAGTGGTCCACCTGCGGAAGTTAGTCTTTCGCCAGTGTAAGCTTGGCCCACAACGTTAACAGATGTTTCTGTTATAATTGTAGATGCTTTTACATCATCTGCGAAATTTACAAGTCCTTTTTCCACGGTTTTGTTTAAGAAAAATATTTCTTGTATAATAGGTGAAACTGCTTCACCTCTGATTGCGATTGGGCTATAAGTTATTGCCATAGTATATTATTTTTTTATTGGTTTTTTTTTGATTCTCTGTACTTCTCTAGTGCAGTCATTTTTGCAAACTCTTTTTGTTTTGGCAAATTTTGTATTGCTAATTTTTCAGCTTTGAAAATTGCTAAATCCTTTTCAGCTTTTGCCTTTTGGGATTTCATAGTTTCTAAGTCCGCAGAATCCTCAACTTCTTTAGCTTCCATACTTGCTAGCTTTTCTTTGAGGTCCTCATTCTCTAACAATAAAGCATCGTGCTTTGCTTGCAGTTCAATCATCGCTTCAACTGTTGGACCATCTTCTTCTAACAGAATCTCATCCTCCATTTCTTCTTTGATTTCATCTTCCATTTCTTCTTTAATCTCCCCGTCTAATGCGAAGAAACTCATCATGTGATTAAAAAAGTTTTCTTTTTTGTCTTTTGTATTCATATTTATATCTGGGTTAATTAATTCATAATCTAAAAAGGCTTCTAAACTTATGCCGTCAACTTCGCCTGTTTTAACAAAGTTTTGCCACACATCTTCATTTTCAATTTTAAAGCCTAATATCAAATCGCCTGCCTGCACATCTTCCATTAAAAGCGTCTTGCTTTTGTCCTGCTTTGGGTTTAATACAATCCAGCTTTCAATCGGGTAAACACCTGTAATTGATTCATCCGAATGGTTTAAACTCATTTTTGCAAGCCCTTGGTTATTGCTTTTAAAATATGACTGCTGCATTTTTTCAACTTCTTCTTCGTCAAAAGTAATGTAACCAGGTTCGCCGTTTATATCTTTACGGAATATTTGCTTATTGGGCCGCATTGCAACAGAATAAATAATCCTTTTTTCTTGGTTGGCAAAGAACACTGGGGTTAAAACCTCGTCAGCAAATTTTGAAAGTTTAGTTTCAACGGCTGCACCCAAAACTATTGAGAAACAGTTTACGTCGGTTCCAGCTTTTAATTTTGCTTTGTAAACTTTCATAAGTGCAAAGATTAGACTAATCATTTTTTAATATTAAAAAGTGGCACACAAAAAAACCACTACGATTAAATAGTGGTTTTAATTAAATTTATTTTTTATTGAAGTACTGGAAAAGCGCTTCGCTTATTATTTCGCTTATTGAGCATTCCTGCCTTTTTGCTTGAAGTCTTAATTTTAAAACTATCCACATTTTAGGGTAGGCAACTAATCTGTTTTCTTTTTGCATTATATTGAGTTTGAATTAATCCTATTGTTATCTAGCTGCTGCTGGTCTGTAATATCTTTACTTACCACAAACGCCTGTATTGGTCTTTGCGTGTTTAGGTTACTTGCAACGGTGTTGCCTATCTGGTTTTCGCGGCTTGCCTGAAAGTCTACTTGCGGGGCTGAGCTTGCTGCGCCACCACCGCTTGGCGAAGACCCACCTGCACCGCTTCCGCTTGGGTTGCTCGGTGCATTTGTTCCACCAGAATTAATACTTTGAACTGCTTTTGCAGCGCTCGCAATAGTTGAGCCAATTTGCAAACCACCCTTTAATGTATTGATTGCTACGAACGGCATACCGCCAGTTAATGGTGATGCTGCAACTGCTTTGGCGTTTGCGATACCAATACTCGAAATGCTTTCAGATACCGACTTTGACGCTGTTCTAGCAACATCTGCAATCGCTAAAGCCTTTGCTACTTTTTGCATTTTCTTACCACCCAGCGAAAGTATATTCTGTAAATTACCTAAATTTTTCTGTAATTCCTGCTCTTTAAAATCTTGCTCGGCTTTTTCAATGTTTGCCCTTACATCTACATTTTCTTTTAATAGTCTGTTTCTTTCTTCTTCTGTTAATGCTGTGTTTGCTAAAATTAAAGCGTCCCTTTCTGCTAAAATTATCAGCCTATTTTCAAAGTCTGTTTTTTCGTTTGCAGCTTCTTTTGCTTTTTCTTCAACTTCTTTTTCAAATTTTACCTTATCTTTTTCTTTATTTTCTTCAACTCTTTTAGCTTCCAATTCTTTTTCTAAAGTAGCAAACTTTTCAGCGTTTAAAATAGTTATATTTTCAACGTCTATATTCTTAGCTACTAGTGCTTTAACCTCTTCGGATGCCCTACTTTTTAACCTTGCTAGTTTTTGTTCTTCTGTTTTGTCTAGCAGGTCTTCGTTTGCTAAACGCAAAGCAGTTTCTTTGTCTGTGCCCTCTTTAATTAACGCAAGCCTTGCATCTTCAATGACCTTTGCGTCTGCATCCCTTTTATCACTATCCGCTTTTCTTGCCGCTGCCGCTTCTTTGTCCAGTGATTTTTGCTCGTTTCTTAGGCTGTTTGCGTTTGCTAGTTGTTCGGATTCTTGACCAGATATACGTTCGTTAATATCTGAAATCTTTAAAAGTGCTTCGGCTCTTTCGTCTAAGTTATCGCTGCTTTTTCCTTCTTGCGATATTCTTAAGTCAGAAACTTTTTTACCTAAATTAGCGATTTTTAATTCTTCTAAAGACTGTTGTTTTAAAACCGCTGCCAGTTCTTTGTTTAATTTAGACCTTTCAGCAATAGACAAATTACTGTCGTTATCTCTTTTCTGCCGTATCTTTTCCGCTTTATTTTGAAAATCTAACTGCGTTTGCTGTGCGTTTCTTCTTGCAGTTCCTAGGTCAGCTTCTGCGTCTGCTAGCTTTTTGCTTGCTTTTATATTTGAATTAACACCCTCTTCTAATTTCTTTAATCCAGCAGCAGCCGAATCTAAACCAATAGCTTTTAATCCTTTTTGGATTATAGCACTTGTTGCCAATATGGCTTGACCAGCTAGTTCAAAGTTTTTAATTAGCCTATCTACTAAAAAACTAGCAATCGGCTCGATAACTTTTAACAGCCCACTAAAAATACCACGAATTACCGCAAGCCCTTTTTGTAATTTGTCACCACCTGCTTCTGTTGACAAAAAAGCCTTCCCTAGTAACGCCACTGCGCCTACAATTAACGCTAATACCGCCCCAACTGGATTGGCTACTATTGCAAACATTTGAATAACCAACGCTTTAAAGCCACTTATAGCGCTTGTGATAGGACTGTTTAATCCTTCAATGTTTTTGCCTAAGCTTTTGCTAGACTTCCCTGCCTTTTCTTGCGTGTCGCTTAACTTTGTGACGCTTGCCTTTGCATCTTCTGTGGCTATAGCAGCCTTTTTTTGCGCTATCTGTAAATTGCGTATTTCTTCAACTGATTTTCCTGTTGAATTTGCTAATGCTTCGTTAGCCTTTTTTAGTTTTATTTCGGCTTCTTCTACTTTAATGGTCGCCGATTCTAACTTGCGTACTTCCTCGGCTGTTTTGTTTGCGTTGGTGTCAAACTGGATTTTTATTTTTTGTTCTTTATCTTCCATTTTAGTAATTAAGTAGGGTTAGTTTTGTTTTGCCTGTGGCTATGTCTATGGTGGAATCTACTATCGTAAATTTATTTTCGCCTATTATAACATCATTTTCTATCCTAAAATCTCGTACTTCGTTTTCGTTTAATTCTAGGGTAAAATCTTGTTTCATTACATTCTGGTCAATATATCTTTTGATTATATCGCTGTAATATCTGCTGAATAAATTATCGCGATATGCCACGTTATTATTTACTAAAATAGAAAATGCAAAACTTTTGTTGTCCGTTGTGTATGGCAATACTTGAATATATGTAGATATGCTTTGCGTTTGAAGCACCCCACTTTGTAATGAACTCTGAACGCCAAATAAAGCGTTTAACGGCTTGTTACCGTGCGAGTAGAAAACAACCAGCTCGCCAAAGTTTGCAGTGTACCTTGCTTCGCCTGTGTCTATTATTTCGGGCTGCCCTGATTCAAAACCGTAAATAGTGGTCGCGTTTGTTCTCGCAATGCTTACAGGTGGAATGATCGTGAAATTAGTTTCTACTTTAAATTCTTTTGCGTTTGCTGGTTTTATTTCTGGAAACGCTGTAAGTCCATAATCTAACCCCGAGCCTGTTTTATAATCTACATTGCTTTTAAATTTGCTTTCAGCGTGTTTAAAAATATAGTAGTTGAAATCGTCTTGCGTGGATTTTTCCACGTTTGAAATGTCTGCTACGTAAGTAACCTCTTTTTTATTCTCTAAAATATCTTGCGGCGTAAAGAAAAACAGACTATCATCATCTGGATTTACATCTAGTATTGCAATATTGAACGACTTTAAAAACGAACTTAAAAAGTCAATTACTTTTATTTTTGGTAGTGATTTTATAAGGTCTATTTTTGACCCACCCATTAACGCAAAATTATTGTTATTTGTTACTAAGCTTACGGTTGCGTTATCTGGGATATCCATTCTAAAACTTAAAACCGAATTTGTCCAGCTTATTGCATTGGTAAATTCTAAAGTAATAAAATATTCAATTTCTAAACTTGCATCAAAAAATAAAGTTTCTATAAAAATACCTATCGTTTCATTTGCTTGCGATAAAGAAAAGGTTTCTGTTTTAATAGGAAAATCCTCCCCAACCCTAAATATTTTCATAGTGCAATCCGTATTGGGCGAGGTTAAATAGTTTATTCCCTGTAAAATAATAGACTGTGCAACTTTGTCGTTTTCCACTCCTAAAGTGGTGATTTTAATTTTTACGGTATCGGTTGCAGCAAAGTAATCAATTCGATTGCCTAAAAATGAAACACGGCTGTCATTTTGCGTTATAATAAATTTGCTTTGTATTTCACTTCCAAAGTTTTCACCCATACACCAAACAAATGCTTCGGTATATTCCGTTCTGTTTTCCAACGGCGTAACTACTTGCAGTTCGTACTTTTCTTTGATTAATTCAACTATTGTATAAAAAGTTATTGCTGGTCGTAATTCGTTAGCCTTTAAAACCTTATTAGAAGTAGGTAAGTTTGCCGCATCAAAATATACATTGTCTTGACCTAAACCGTCTTGATTGTAGTTTATAACTCTATTTGTAGACGCTAAAGGTACAAAGTACTTTATAGGCGTTCCCTGCACGTTTGCTGATTCCACACCTGTTAATAATGCCTTTACAGTTGATGGCTTCCAGTCCACAACTAGAGTACCTAGTAAATCTATTGTATCATCACCTATTTTGTCTTTTAGATTTGTTAAACTAGTTGAGAAACTCGCGGTAATAACTGACGGCTTACCCATTTTATAGGCTATTTTTTCGAGTTTTAAAAGCCCTGTTTGGTTTAAAAGGCTACCAACGTAAACCTTTGCGCTAACTTTGCGCAGGTCCGATGGCTTTATTACGTCAGTATTGCCAAAATAACCCAGCGCAAACAAGTTAGTAGGCGTTGCATCAAAAGTAAAGCCTAAAGAATAAGGAGAAAACACCTTGGAAATGTCCTTAGTATCAACAAAAGTGTATCGCATCGGGATTGATTCATCTTTTATGAGGTCTAATTTGTTATAATTCAATCCGTCAAGCGATACATATACTTCTGTTATCATCGTATATTGTTCATTTTGTTGTTTGTTTCTTCTAATTTTAAGTTGTAGTCTATTGCTATTTTGTCATTTAATCTAGTCTTGCGTGTGAAATCTTCATCTGTAATCACTACTGGTATCTGTTGGTGCGTTTTAAAGTACCCTAGGGCATTTTCTGTTATGGTTTGACTATCTATTGTTATGTCGTTATTATCTATGCTTAAAACGGCGTTATCAATCGTTATTCCTACTGTGGTAACTGTTTCAAAATCGCCTTTAAAATTAATCAAATAAACAACAGGGCTGTATATTAATTCTTCAACTATTGAAGTCATGTTTTCATCCAGCGCGCCTGTGTTAATTAAGTAAGATTGCTCTGCATCAATAGCCGTTATTTGCTTAGAATGTTTATAAGTGTTATCAATTTGCGAAGGGTCGCGGTGTGATATATTGCTTACCGTTCGGTTTACTTTTACGCTCGCTGTTTTCTTACCGTGCGGTGTAAACGATTCCCATAACCCTAGCTTATTTATGAACACTATTAAACAAGGGTCTAACGTGCATCGTAATTTTGTAGGTGTTACCGCAATGTAATTGACCATATTTTTAGTGCTTCCTTCTTCCACCGTTCTAGTAAAATTAAAAGTCTGATTAAAATAGTTACTGATCTTTGGATTAAACCATTTTTCAACAGGAATAACAAAGCCACTAGCACCGTAATTCTGCACTCCGTTATCTTCTATGAGGTTTTGTTCGTAGTTCCATCTATAACCTAGGGTACAAAAAAATGTGTTCGTATATCGCGTTGTTTGGCTTGCATCAAAATTAATGTTAATTATTTGTGCCTGTAGAAAAACACCTTGATTTGTAATCGCTGGTGCAGCGGCTCTATTATAAGCAAAGCGCGGTTTGATAAAAGGTCTTACGATATCGGAAATTTCCAGCGATATGTAATTATCTGATTTACTTACTTTGTCCTTTTTTAATATTACCGTTGGCTGGTTAATGGCTCTGTCTTGTTCGCCAACCCAAATGTATATATTAACGGTTACAGATTTTGTTTGTTCGTTTGCGTTTTCACGAATAAAAAGAGGGCTGTTAATAAGTTTTATTTTACTTTCGCCGTCAATCGCTGTGCGAGCGTCAACTGGTAATGCAACGGCTTCCGGGTTAATATCTGGAACGCTAACGTTAACAATGGAGAAAGTGAACCCGCTTGTTATTTCTGTTACATTACCGAAAACAGGTGCAGTATAACCTTTGTAACCTGTTAGCACAATGTTTGATTCTAAGCTTTGAAAACTAAAAGAAGAGCCACCTGTTATTTGCGCTATAAAAAGGTTAGTAGGGTAAAAGGCATTTACTATAAAATAGTTAACCCATCCACTAGGTGTCAGCGCACCGCCGCTTTCATTTGTTACGCTTATATTGTTTGTGATGTTGGTGTTTGTATCTATATAAGAAATCACATACTTTTGGATATAAAGTATGTTTGCCGTATGGTTGATATTAATTTTACTAACTGTCATAATTTCCTGTTATTTGGTCCACTATTTCTTTGACCACTAAATTTATTGTTTCATCTACATTTGCATTTATTGCTACTTCCAACTCGTTAGGCTCTTGAAACTTACCATAGAAAACCTGCGCAACTGTTAACGTTGTATCTGGCTTTACCATATAGTTAACAGAATCCCTTAGACGTCCAGTATCAACTCTTGAACTATCTCTAGCTTGTTGATATACCTTTTCGCCTAGTTCGTTTAATTGTGCCTTAATTATTTTGTCGGCGTCTATTTGTTTTCTAGTTCTTCTTTTTGCCACGTATTCTATTTAATAATGCAGTTACCGCCGTTGTGCTACTTCTTGTTATTGAATCAATTATTTTTCTAGTTGAATTTCTACCTGTTTGCGTTACTCCAACTTCATAGGTTGCACCGCCAAATTCAGTATAAATTATTTTCCACTTTACACCTGACGGCATTAACCGCCTTGCGTTTTGTTCTAACTTTGCATTCTTGCCAAATTGCCCATAATAAAGCATTCTAAAAATAACCTGCTCACGAACGTACGTGAACGAAATGGAACGCTTTAACGCGCCAGTATCAACCCTCGCGCTAGACTTCGACTGGTCTATTATGTTTTGAGCAACCGCCCTTATGCCTGCATCATCTAACACCCGCTGCCCATATTTGCCATAGCTAATTCTATTGTAATCTGGTGTCCGTCTAAAGCGTTTTTGTTAAAATTCTCTAACTTACTGGCTTGCGTGTTTGAAAATAATTCTATATTGTTTGCGAAATTATTGCTTCGCATCTGATTTAAAAACCTTGTAATTATTGAAAGCGTTTCCCCTAGGTTATCAATTAAATTTGTATCTAATCTTAATTTGCTGTCTGTCTTTTTAGGGCGTATATCTCGCTGCTGAACCACCGTAATTAAGAAAGTAGAAATTACTGCATCTGGCAAAGTTTCGCTGTTTAAATAGTCGATATTAACCAAACAATAGATGTTTTCTTTGTTGTTGTCAATATGATTTGTTTCTACCAAAGTAACTGTATTAACTAAATCGTTTTCCGAAAATTTGTTGATTAAAAAGTCAGTCAATAAGTATAGTTCGTTCATTTTATTTTAAATTTTCAACGGTTCTTTTTCTTAATAAATATTCACTCCAAAACAGAAAATAATTTGTTTCGTAGTGAAAAATAACTTTCGGACTTACGCCTTCAAAGGTAGAGCAAAGATATACCATTTCTGTGTACCCGCCGTATGTCAAAGAAAAGTTTTGCCTTTCTATACTTCCTTGCGTTGTTTCGCTTGTGTTAGCAAACTGCGGAGGGTTGTATATCCACGGAAAATTGGCTTTTACTTCTTCGGCTTCTTGCAAATATAAAGCGACTGCAAAACGCTTTACAAACTCTGGTATCTTTACAAACCAAAGTCTAGGCTTTACAGTCGCTTTAATAAATGCGGCATCATCTTCATCTTTAATAAACGTTTCTAGGTCTATAAATCTACCCGCATTTTTAAAAGTAACGTCAATTTCAAACAAGATTTTGATAATCAAAAATAACTTTAAGCTTTTTAATGTCTGTTTCATCATTGCCGAATAGTTCTTTTAACGTTTCTTTTTTTCTTAACTCTTTTTTTTCTAGCTTCCTATATTCTTTTTTTAAATAAGGAAAGAATCTGCGCAAGTGCGTTCGTGTGGTTTCTTTTTGTGTCATAGTGGCATAGGTGCTTTACGTTGTATATTAATAAAATATCCAGCGGCTTCTGTTATGTGGTCAAAGCCTGTGGTTTTGTCGGGTTCTCCATTCTTATATGTTTGTCGCTCTGTGGCTTCTGTGTAAACAGGGCAGTTGTTTGTATTGATAAAATATACCCTTTCGCCTTTTGCGTTCTTAAAAGCAGCGTTAACAGCGTTTACTCGGTCCTTTACAAATGGGTTCTTGTTTGGTTTTCTTATATTAAACCCAGCATCGCGTAGTACTATTATATCGCTTTTACCGCTTGACTTTCTATTGTCGCCACTTGCATCTGGATAAATTACTATTGAATGGCCCGCGTATTTTGACTGGATCAAAGAAACCATTTCAAAAGTATCGTAAGCGTTTACGATTTCAGCCACCGCGGTTTTAATGCTCCCGTCAATTACGTGGACCACTGCATTCATTTTAGTGATGTTAAAATCCATTCCTATATGCAGCACATCATTTGATTGTATTTCTCTTATTGAGTTGTTTTCTACCCTATCAAAGTGGTGGTAAACGTTACCGCTTGTTAGGTTGACAAACTCGCCATTAAGATAGGCTTCTAGTTGTTGGGGTGTATAAATGTCTGAAAGCGTTTCAATATATTCTTCTGGAATAAAGGGGTTATCTAATGTTTTGCCCTTTATCATTTTGCGGTTTGCCTTTGTTTTGGTTACGAAAAACTCATAAGCCCACTTAAACCCTTCTGGTGTACCTACCACATCAGTTTTATTTTTATCGCCATTTGGCAACTGGCAGCGGTTTCTTGCGATAATCTTCACGAACACATCACTCATTGCGTCCTTAGAAAGTATATCTGTTTCGTCAATTAACGAATACCCAACCTCGTAGCCTACAATGCGCTCTGGGTTTGACATAGACCTTAAAATTATCTTACCGTACTTAGTGTTAAAAAAATGTTTTGATTGGTTTAGAACGTACGGTATGTTCATATTTGTAAGAAGTTCCGCAAATTTAGGTATTGCTACGTCCTCAATCAGTCCGTACGTTGGTAAGTAGTAAGCGACTGGAATCGCTGGGTATTTCAATTTCATTAAAGTAGTTTTTAAAACACCTGCAAAAGATTTGCCCGAACCATAACCGCCAATTAGCCCTGTGTGGGTTGCGTTACTTTCTACAAATGCAAGCTGATGTTTTAAAATATCTACTCCTACTCTCATTTTTTAGAAATTACGTTAAAATCAATTCCAGTTAATGCAACGCCATCAGAAACAATGTCTAATTTTTCGCCAAACATTTTAGGGTAAAACTTAGCCATTTTCCATTTTAAAGTTTGAACTAAAGTATTGTAAGTTGATGCGTCAATTTCTTTTGAAATCAACATATCCCTATAATCGTCCATCTCTTTTTCTAACGCTTCTGCTTTATCTTGTATGGAGTTTACATACAACGTTCTTAATTCTTCGTTATCTCGCTTCCAACGTCTAAACGTTGACCAAGCAGGGAAATTGTTGCTAGATTCTAGAACGTTCATTATATTGCCGCCTAATGCTATTATTTCGCAAATCTCTAAACAAAGTTTATAATTATATTCCGTTAATCTTGCCATAATTTAATCACATTTTACAATCCTCTTAACTCTAAAGCCTGTATCTAGGACATCTAACAGAACCTTTCCGTTATCATTACAATCATTACCATAATAGTAAGATTCACCGTTAGGCACGTTGTCAATCGTTACCACGGCGTTACAGTCGCAAATGGTAGGCTTGTTTTCTGGTGTGCAGCTTGCCATTAACAGGGCAAAAATAAATAGTGTTTTTTTCATTGTTTTTATTTTAATTGTTAAACGCAAATATACAAATAAATTTTGGTTGCTATTTGCTATTCGTTTTTTTCGTTTGCGAGGTGTATTATAGTTTTGTTAATTGCTTCCATTATTGTTTCCGTTCTGTGGTCTACTCTGCCCATTACTTCGCGGTCTGGATAGGTAGCCAAAACCCTAAATTTATAGTCGTGTTTTTTCCATCCTACGTTTATACCTTGCGCTGCTAGTTTATTTTTTGCTTCTTGTAGTTCCATTTTTATTATGTATGCTTTTTATTTTATAAACGTACAAATATGTAGTTAAATTGTTAGAGTTTCACATATCCGATGTTACCTACAAATATCTTTTTTGCTTTTCAATTTCTGTATGTATGTGTTTTAGGTTTTCAATCTCACCCGCTTCTGGTAAGTAGACGCCATTCTTTACGCTGTATGCTCTGAACCTGTCAATCGCTAGTGTCATCTGCGTGCTATCCAATAATGCCGTAGACCTTACGTCTTTTCGTGTTATCCCTGTCTTTGTGTTTACTCGCTCGTATATAAACAGGTCAGCGTTTACTATTGCTTTAAATATGTTTTGCTTTACGTAGTGGAGTGTTTCTCCGTATTCCAAAGCAAACCAGCTTAGAATCAAATGTAAATAACTGTTTTGAGGTATTGATCGTATCGGTTTCTTTTCCGTTAGTTCAAACTTTGCCTTTGCTGTCATTAACTTATCAAACCGTGCTATTGCTGTTTGCCTATCAAAGTCTTTTGAGGTGTCAAATATCATTTTTTAGTTTTAAAGTTTTGTTGAAAACGCAAGTTTATTCTTATATACAGTAGTTATAGGTAAGGCTAAAGACCGAAATGCAACTTAAAAACGCCAATCATTAACTCAGCTTCTTTTTTAGATACTGAAAATTGAGCTTGTTCGTCACTATAATCTTTACGAGTTGGCGAGTTTATAATTATTTCTTTTCCACCACCATCGCCATCATCCTCTTGACAAAACATCCTTACGCTTTGCTGGTCATTTACAACTTTCATTTGTGCAAATTTAGCGTGTGAGTTAAAAATTACTTCAAAGTATTCCATTTATATCTAAGTTTGTGAAAATCCCAACCTATAACAGCACATAGGCAATATGGATGGCTTTTCGGTTAATATTAAGTTTATTTTTTAAAATAAAGTTTAGTGGTTGCAGAAAGTTTAGTGTTACAAATCCGCCACATCGCCTATCTGCAAACCGTTACTTATGACGTTTGTTAAACAAGTATTCTTGTACCTCTTTTGTCGCCTTGCGTTTTGCCTTGTGCAAACTTAAATAGTTAGGGTCGTTTTTGTTATTCTCGTATTCGTTTGCTTCCCTTACTTCTACGTATGTAAATATCTCACGTTGCGCAGGCGTGAGGATGTTAAAGTCTTCCTCACGCATTCTTAGGAACATTTCTTTTGCGCCTTGCATTATTGTAGTTTTAATTTCATAGCGTCTTTTGTTGCAGCGGTTGCGGCTTGTTCTGCTGGTGTAAACGCCTTGTAAGTAGTTTGTAGTTCACTCATAGTATTGCAAGCGTTTAGCCTATTGTTTAAACGTGGTACGTCTAGTTTTGGGGATAGTGGTTCGCCTGCTGCGTCTGCATCTTTATCGGTCACTAATCCTAACATGCTAGAAAGGCTATAACGTCTTATATAAGTGATTGCGCTTCCCAGTACTTGAAAATCATTCATACCCTTTAAGGTAACGCCCTGTGGTATCTCTGTTACGCTTTTGATTATTTCTCCACTATCTACGTGAAACAAAATAGTTTCAATAGTTGTTCCGTTTACTAGTTGCGTAAAGCCTAGACCGTTTTTAGCCAATAAAGGATTAATAGTTTCTAGTATTGTGCTTAGGTTTGTGTACGTGTAGCCATATCCTTTCGTGTCCTGGTGGATTGTTTTTACTTCTTGCTGAAATAAAGCGAGTGATTTATAAATGTTTTTCATTATATTTGCGTTGTTTTGATTGTTATTTAACCGCTGTACTCCTTGTGCAGCGGTTTTTTATTTTAAAGTAATCCTTTGTATTCGTAGCCTTCCGCCTTTGCATCCTGTATAAAGTCTTTAGCAAGGCGTTTAAAACCCAGTTCTAAGGCGGTGGTGATTAGTATAGGGGCTTCTTGATATATATACTCGCTGTGCCAGTCTATTGCGTTAAAATCGTTTTGCAATAACTCTTTTAACTTGTCTTTTACTTTTGTTTTCATTGCTTTGTGTTTAGATTGTTAGGTGTAAATATACACTATTATTTGTAATTAAAGCGATTTTATAAAATATATGTAATTAAAATATAGCGTTAGGTCGTAACATTCACCCCTTTCAAATCGTCTTATTTTTGTAAGATTACAATCCAACTCCATTGCGATCTTTTCTACCGATATATCCGCAGCAATTCTACTTTTGCGTAAGGACTTAACTTGTTCTGTTACTAGCTGTCTAGTTGTTAAGTCCTTAATGTCGTTTAAAGTAGTCATATTAAAAAGGTAAATCATCCGCCTGCGCGTCTAGTTCAGACGTTGCTGGCTGGAATGGTGCGGTTGCGTTTAACCCTGCTTTTGCTTTGTCAATTCTCCAGCCTGTAATGGTGTTAAAATATTTGTTCTCACCCTTTGGTGATACCCATAAACGACCTCGAATGTTTATACCTACCGTTACCGACTCGCCTACTTTAACAGCGTTTAAAAGGTCTGTTTTGTCTTGGTGAAACTCCACTAAAACATCTTGTGGATATTGTTCTTCGGTTGTGATTACTAACTCACGCTTTCTAAATTTATCGCTTACCGATTGCGCTTCGTTTATTACTTTTACTTTTCCTGTTAATTCCATTTTTTATTTATTTAGTTGTGAAAAAATTAATTACTTCTTTTAATTCTTGTAAACTGTTTATTTTCATGCGCGCTACTATGTCGCCCTCTGATTTTTTACCTACGCGGTACATTTCGCAAAGTTGAGTTTCCTTAGCCCAGTTAATCGCTATGTGTGGTGTTAACTGCTTTTCGATTATTGCATAGTCAAAACCGTACCTGTTAAAATAAATACTGTCTTTTACAATTTCTTCGGTAAATCCTAAATGCATTATTTCCCTGTACTCTATTTTTTCTTGTTTCATTTTTATTTAGTTGTTAATTGTATTTATTTTTTTAAAGTTTCACATATCCGATGTTGTATGCAATTAAAAAAGACATACAACAATAAATATAAATAATAAGGCAACTTGGCGAGTATCTACTATTTGCCACGTCACAGCGTGTATGTAGCCTCCCATTACTCCAAGCCTAACCTCTGTAAAAGTCGCCTTACTATTCATATTCTTATTCGTTAACTACAATAAGCTAATTTCGTGCTTTACTTTATTGTAATAGTCTAAATATTCATCTTGTTCTGTTGCCCAATTGTCGTGAGATAGTATAATTTGCTCAACGCATCTTATCGCACATCTTTTACATTGGTCGTGTTCGTCTTGGTCAGAGTATATAATCATATCAAAAATATTATACAATTGCTCTGCTTTTTCTTTTGGTGTCATATTTAAATTTTAGTTTATTGGTAATTTCTTGCAAACAATCCGCTTGTATTTCGGTAGCTGTTACAAGTAACTCATTTGCTATCTTTAAATCTGCGGGTCTAGTCAGGTCTAACTCGTTAAACTTTTGCGCTATGTAACTATCCGCGCAGTCAAAACCGCATAGTTCTAAGTACTCCCAGTCGTCGTCTTGAAAATCTTGCTGGCAGCATAGGCAATTTGCTGGGTCTGGTGTTACGTGGTTGTAGTTCCAAGGTGCGCGTGGGTCGTGTTCTGCGCCTGCTGGTAGATTGCTCATTGTGTTTTGTTTTGTTTGTTAGTTTTTAAAAATCACTTTAAACGCTTTACGCCCATCCAGTTTTTGCCGATTTTTTTATATGGTGATTCACTCCAAAAACCGTTTTTATTTGCCTCTAATTCTTCTCTAGATGATACGGTAACTGTTTTTTGGTGCTTTAATTCGTGCCCTTTAAAAATGCTAAGTGTGAAAGTTTTCATTGTGTTTTGTTTTGTTTGTTATTGTATGGTGCAAAATACAATATTATTATTGTTACGCAACTATTAAAGCGTTTTTATTTTATCGCGGTAGTAAATATAAAGTGCTTTTAGTTCTTGCCTATCCCATTTAAACGCGCTTTGTTTGCTTTCGGCTGCAATTTTTTGCACGGTTTCAAAATTTTCTTTACCTATTCTACTAGGTAATCGCAGCGCGTACTCGTTTTCGTTCCCTTGTTTGTGTAAATTACATATTCGGCATTGCCCTAATATGTTAAACTCGTGATATTTAAGATTACTATACAACTCCGCTTTAAAAAAATGCCCTGCTTGGAATTGGTCGTTCCATTTAGCACCGCAAGAAATGCACGGCAAACCTTTGTCGCGCAGCCTTATGTACTTATGGCAAATCGTCATAACCTGCTTTTTAAGCGTTTCTAAGTCCTTTGTTTTTTTCTCGCTTACTATCTGCTTATGCATATCTAAACGTGGCGCAGCGGCTTTAAAAATAGCTTTATGCATCTTTATACGACCCGCTTCGCTTGTTAGTAGCCAATTTGAATAGCAACACATCTTGCCTAAGCCATAAACGCGATGGTAAGTAAACTTCCCGCAGCCGTAACCTTTTGCCTGTCCTGTTCCCTTGCACGCTTTTTCTTTTGGCTTAATCATTTTTATTTGTTATTGCGTTTGTTCGTAATCTGTTAAAATTTGGTTTATTTGATTAATCAAAAACTTGGTTAATTTACTTTGGTCTATGTGAGCCGCTAAAATATCTTCTGTTTTTAAGTTTTCCTTTGCGACTGCGTTGCCTATCCTTACCGTTTCCATTTCGCTTTTAATATTACCTATGTGAAAACCAATAGGAACGCTTAAAGCGTCTACTAATGCTTTGCGTAAAGGTATGTTAACATCTTCAAACTGTTTTTTTAAAATAATTTCTCTGTAAAGATAAAGATACAATTTTGCAAACGGTTCCTGCGAGAAACTTATTTGTTCCTGCTGCTGGTTATAAAATTCGATTATTCCATTCAAAGCGTCCGTATCATTTTCGTTAGGCGCAAATGATTTACCCTGTGAAAATCTCCAGGCAATGCGGTGAATTGATTTAGTAATTTCCATTTTTTTTATTTTTTACTTCGGTTTGGATTGGCAGGCTATTATTATCTAAGTTGAACGCAATGTCATAAAAAGCGCGGTTCCGTGTATATTGAGCCGATAGCGTAGTTGTATCATCTTCGGTTACAACGCTTATAACTGTTTCCGCTTTCTTTGTTACGCTGCTTCCTAAATGTCCTGTGGCTTTTAAAGTGCCGTAATTCATGTGCAAAACCGTACCGATTGCTATTTTGTATTCTTTACTCCAACTCATAAGTAGTTGTACCACCGCATTACATTCCTCAATATCATTAACGTTTTTTACTAGGTCAGCGATTCCGTCAATAAACATTAACCCGATGTTTTTTATGTTTTTAATTTGCCATTTTATCAAGCCTATTCGCTGGTCCACGTCAAGGCTTCTCATGCTGTAAGGATAATAACCACCATATTTATAACCGACCATTTCTAGCACCTGCCTTGCGCCCTGCTGTGTGTGAAATACAGACTGCTCCGTGTCGTTATCAATAACTATTTTATTTTCGTTGTCGTGTCCTGCAATATCTGGAAAGTAGTCGCTTGCATTACCGCCTATGTAACTGGCTATAATAGCTTTTTTTGCAAATGTCTTGCGTGACTTACTTGCACCTACTAAGCAAAAGAAATCGCCATAAGATGCAATCGGTGTAGGGTATCTGTTTCCCTTATATTCGTGTTTACCGATACTAAGCGCAATAGGTTGTTGTTTTATTACTTCGTCAATGTTTACAAATGTGCTTGCGTTTATTGCTGAATAGTCGATGTCGATTATTGGGTCGCTGTTAAATTTTATAGGCTGTATCATATC